TTAATATACTTATGGTCAGCTTTTGGTAATTTCATACGTAGATGTTGGAAATATATTTGATAAACAAAATCTTTATACATACCTTGAATTCTTTTAATGAAATTAGAGAATTTTATTTCTTCTCTTTCAATCTCACCATTTTTCTTAGCTATATAAGGTCCTGCTCTTTCTGTATCCCAACGTGTTCCAGGTACTTTTAAAACTTTATATAATTTTGCTTGCATATAACGTAATTGTGATAAGTCACTAAATGCTGTACTACCTTGTAATACCTCAACTGAAGTTCCTTTACCATCTTGTCCTTTAGCAAACCAATAATCTTCTACCATAGATTGAACATTATAATTAGAATTTATTTCACCAGTAGCTGAATCATAATTAATGTCTCTACGATATTTGTGAATCATATTCTTAAGAGCATTCTCTTGATGTCCAGGAGGTAATTTACCCATATCAACATTCCAAAGTCTTCGCTCTGGTGCTCTAACTAATTCGTAAATTACTTTAGCATCTTCTAAATTTCTAAGATGATTATATACACGTCTAGCATTTTCTAAATATCCACGTACTTCTGTGTAATCTTGACCATAATCAACATAATTAATATATGCTACTTGATTAGATTCTAGACGAGTTGCTGTTGTTGTAGTATTATCTGGTATCGATTGTCCATCAGGTAATGCTTGAACATATTGCATAAAGTGGTCAATCGATGGACCATTATAAACAGGGTACATATTAATAGTAGGTAATAATTTTATACCTATCAAACCGTTTTTAGTACTATTAGAAATTAACTCAGCATATAATTCACCATCTATTAAAAATCTTCTAGCAAATTGCCAAGCTCTAGATCTTCTTGTTGCTTTAAAAACATTATCAATAACAAATTCAAATTCTGATTCAAATGTATTTTTTAAATTCTTTTTTATATCACCTTCATTTTTGAAAGCAAATTGAAATAATCTACCTTTTGCATCTTCTTGTAATACTTCATCACATATAATATCTAATGCATCAGATATTTCTGGAAATATAGACATTTCTCTATATTTTTTAACTTTGTTACGTTTGTTAATTATTATTGGCGCTTGATCATATTGATTAGTTGAAAATTCTGCGAAATTAGATCCATGACCACCAGAATTTCTATTCATAGCTGCACCAACAAGATCATCTATTGTGATACCTTGACTGTTCTTTGCTATATCTTTTTCAATATCAGATTCAACACCATCTTTTGAACTTAAAAATGCTCTTGAAAATGGGTTTAAATTTATTGCCATCTGAAGTCTCCGTTTAATTTATATAAGTATTTATAGTTACTTACGAATGTTAGGACGAAATCTTTTATAATTAGCGATTATATTACTATAAGTTGCACCATAATAAGTGTTACCATAAAAGCGCATTACTTCATCCATCTGAGAATTATCTATTTTTCTTACTTTTGACATACGTTCTGCTCTATATTGTCTTGTAGCATAATTTGTAGCTTTTATAAACATCTTCCATAAATGTTGATATTTCATTCTAAGCATTTGATTATTCTCAAATTTTGTTCCTTGTAATTTTTTAATTCTTGCTAACCATATTTGTCGAGATATTACTGGTATATGATGAAAATTTATTCCAACATAATTAACTCCATGTTCATATTTATAAGCATCAAAAATAAATACTAGGGGTTTCATATCCCAAAATCTAATTTCTTCATACGGTCTGATCTCTTTATCAAATTCATAATCATAAGTATAAAATTGAAATGGACGTATCATTGGAGTAATTTTACAATTCTCTCTTATATATCGAACATAGTTCATTAAAACTCTATAATCATTTTTATCAAATTCTTTCATTACTTACCTAGTTTTAATAAGCTTTTAATTTTACTTGTTGCTAATCGTTTAGATACTTCATAACTTTTATCAACTTTATCTGGATTCAAAGAACCAAATATCATACCTAATGCAATACCAATTGGTAATCCACCTGGTAAAGTTAAAACTGCTGCTCTTGTTAAATATGACATAGATTTAGTTAATTTATTATTAGGTCTTTCTAAGCCGGGTATTAATCTATCAGGTGTAGTAACACCAACTATTGCACCTTTGCCAGCTGTTGTAATTGCATTTTTAACTTTATGAATTAAACCTTTTTTTATCCATCTTTTACCATCATAAGTATGTGAATTAAAGAATTCTGATTTCTCTTTATTAGTTAAGTCTTCAAATTTTATACCTTTTGGTAATGATTTATTAACAGACTTTAATATATCATCTATAAAACCATCTATTTTTTCTTCTGTTAATATCATAATTATATCTCTTTTTTACATTTACAGTTTTTCAATAATTTCTTACATTTTTTACATCTCTTCTCTGGATTACCAGTTCCATCTATTTTTCTTTTTTGTAATCCGCCAACTTTATCAGAATATTGTGCAGCTGCTCCACCCATAGATGTTGTTGTTGTGGCAATTACTTCATTATAGAATTCTTTAAATCTCATTATCAGTCTCCTCTAATAAATTATTAGCATATAATTTAATTATTTTATCAACACTCATATCTAACTCTTCACCTAAACGATCTAAGCCTTTTTTAACTCTTTTAATTTCAGCTCTATTTTCTACATTTCCTCTAACAAATAAATTTCTATGTAATCCACTATTAACAGTATGTAAATACATAAAATTATTTAATTGTGAGATTTTAGCACCTAATAGCCTTTTCAATTTAAATATAAATTTATCTAATGTTGTTAATGCAGAATTCTCTTCATCTGTTTCTGGCATCTTTATTATTCTACCAGTTTTATCAATTAAACCTTTTTGAAATGCATCAGTTGCTTCTACAGGTGTTACTAATTTTTTAATAACAATGAAAGCTATAACATTATCTAAGTTTTGAGTTTGTTCGTTATTATCCATATTATTTAATTGCCTTTAATATTGTCATCAGAGCATCACCATGTGAATCTGCTGCACCTTTTAAAAAATCAAATGCACCTTTTGCTCTACTTTTCAATTGTAAGTCCTTAGTAAAACTTGATATAGTCATTCCTTTTTTAAAGAATTTATTATCTTTAGCAACTACAGTTCCTTTTTTATCTAAATATTTTATAGCCTTATAATTAGACTCATCAGATCCTTCTATAGATTTATCACGATTTTTAAATGATTTGTAATCGTGTTTAAATTTATCTTTTTTAGTTTTATCCCAGTCATAATATTTACCACCAGTCAAAATATTTAAAATCTTATTTGTTAGTCCTAGTTTTCTTAACGCAATATCAGTTATTTTTTTGGTGGCATATACAGCAACACCTTCATTATAAAATTCTTTAAACTTAGCCATTTCAGCACTCCTATATTAAATACATAAATATTTATAAATACTAAAGTGAAACTATTAAGAAAAAATTAAAAGAGATACTAAAATGATTGAAAATAAACTAATATTAAGTAAATACGATGAGATATATTTTAAGGTTGACGCTGAACCAGGACAATTAATGGAACTTAAAGAGTTCTTAAGCTGCTTTACTAAAGGATATAAATTTAATGCTAAATATAAAGCAAGAATATGGGATGGTAAAATTACATATTTTCATATTATAAATAGATTATTACCAATTGGTATGTTAACTCTTTTCATTGATTTCTGTGAATTTTATGATTATGAATTTGATTTTAACTTTGATATTGAAGACTTTTATAATACAATTCCTGATGAAGATCTAACAGAATATTTAGATAATTTATTTAAAGATAGTGAAAAAAAACCTAGATATTTTCAAAGAGATGCTATCAAAGCTGCTATGAGTGAAAAACGCGGTTTATTACTTTCTGCAACAGGTACTGGTAAAAGTCTAATTGTTTATGCATTATTAAAACTATTTACTGATCTTGATAAGAAGACACTATTAATTGTTCCAAATACTGGACTAGTTGAACAAATGTTTGATGATTTTAAAGAATATGGTTGGCAAGATGTTGATA